ATAGCCAACTGCAGATATTCGCCGCCGACCATTTGACCTTCCCGCTTGAAATACGTTGATAATATTTCTTTCCATGCTTCATGACGGTCATCGATTATAGAGTCAATTTTTTGACAAACTTCATTGAACTCCTCTGGCATAACATAATAAGATTGCCCGCCCAACTCTGGATGTTCTAGATTTACACCGCATGTCCAAAAGATGGTATCGCCTTGGCGCCCCATATAAGCTCGATCAGTAAATAAATCTCCATATATATCGTTAATCGCATCTGGAGAATATTGGACAACTCGGTCAACCGCGGTTGGTAGCCTATTCCAATCACTCTTGTTCCACTCGATCACAACTTCGGCCCTACCGATAATATACACGCCTTCTCCACCGTCCTCTTCGACGTCGAAGCTAATTTTTGTAACAGCCGCACGCTGGTTCCAAGTATCAACAATCTCTTGACACTGATTTTCGTATGATGCTCTGATGTCTCCGATTAAGTCTGCGTCCAAATCATCTTCGGTTTCTGTGTTCTGCTTCATATTACCGCTAACGCGTTGTTCCAAGCCTAATAGCTGTCTCATTAATGCTTCACGACCTGCCGCGCCTTGAGTATCCTCATAAGAACCACCAAAGATCATAAATTTATTTAAGTCAATTGTATCACCATCATTTTTTTTGGGCATGTTTGCGATGACTTCTTCTTGGTTATCACGAGACCAGTCAGTAACTCTATCGACTAAGCCGGGAATATCAGCACCGTATACTCGTTTCTCAGGCATCCCAACGTCTTGTCCGTCATCCCAGCGCTCCGGTTCATCTGTGTCATAATATCTAACGTGACGGATTCGGGTCCGTGATATTGGATTGATTTCACCAGCATTATAGCGCTGATCATCATAGAATATTTCACCATCTTGCATTTCTTCTTCAATTTCATCCATGGACATATCGCTTCGTCCACTCCACTTAACAATATCTTCGGTTTCCACCACATAAGCAACCGCGCCGTGACCCTGTGCTTCTGCTACAGCACACTTATAATAGGACTGATAGGCGTTTGTACGGCTAGCCGGAGAGTGGCAAGAGGTAATTTTGTCAAAATCACTCATTCTGAGCACATCTACCGGATGTCGAGTGATAATAATGGAAAATTTGTCATTATCGAGGTTATTTATCTCTTTTTTGATGAATGCAGCGTTCTTTTGCCAATATTCGGCGTATTTTGTTGCTAATTCGGTTAAATCATAACCAGCAGGACCTGCAACACCCGGATTTACGATGTATAAATATATCTGAGTGTGAATTCTGTCTAAATTCTCTGCTTCCTTCTCATCAAGCGCAGCGTTACGCATTTTTACTGTAACTTGGTGTGATTGAGTAATTGGCTTGCCATTTGGACCTTTATAGTCAATACCAGCCAAGTACTCATAGACTTTTTGGTATAATTCGTCCTTTTTTCTGCTTAAATCGGCTATTTTTTTGAATAATTTGCCAATTTTCATCTGAATCTTCTTGGTTTTCTTCTTTTCGGGCTGTCCTCCCTGCATACCAATTAAAGTATTGACTAAATCATCGGCTGTGCGCACATCTCGCTCGGCAAAGACCATGCCTTTGTCCCAATCTACATTATACTCTTGAGTTTTGAAGAATTTTGCAAACTTTCCAAGGTCTGTGGATGGATCAATGGTTGGAAACGGTATAACAGCGCGCATTTTACCACCAAAGAGGTCATTTAGAGGCAGATTTGCTGGGTCTAGATCATCTAATATATCTTCCAGCACTCTCATCTCATCTTCGGTGACTTCTCGCAGTACTTTTTCTTCAACAGGCACACAATTAGGCACATTTCTGTCACCTTTTTTCTTCATTCCCTTTTGTGTGTAGCCGTCCCAGCATTCTTCTTGTAAAACATCAAGCAACGCTATGGTTTTAGCTAAAATTTGCTCATCATTTAGCATTTACTTTCCTGACTGCCTCTTTCATAGATTTAGAGCCACGACATTTCCACTTTTTACGGGACAATGCATTGGCACATGGGGGATTTTTGCACTTTTTAATCTTTGCTGACCGCGCACAGTACGCATCACCCTTAGCTGTTCCGGGTCTGATACGATCACCACCGCTTTTTGCTTGCCCTTTCTGTCCAAATGAGCGACATTTACCGTCTACACGCTTTGCAAAGCGTTTTCCTTTGGATGGTTTACAGGGTTTTTTGGCTTTTTCTTCAAGACTTCTCCGCGGCGGTCTCTGGTAAGCTGCAGGGCTCTCTAGACATTTTTTATATTCTCTCATTGAGGCACCATCAGGAACTTTTTCATCACAGAGAGGGTCTGCTTTAAGACCTTGCGCCAACCAATGTGGTGGAAGTTTCTTACCTTCGCTGAATTTATGTTTCTTTTCATCTAAAACTTGAGCTAATTCGTCCTCAATCATCATCTGTAAAGATTCTTTTTTAGAATTGCCCCAATTGGCAGCGCCAACCTTACGACATTTCACTAAAGCTCCGGATGCATATGCGCTCGGCCACACTTTATAACGTGATTTTACCTTATTATAACAAGCATCTTTCTTTCCTTCCTCTTCTTCAAGTTCTTTTTTAGAATGAGACTCAGATAAAACTGTTTCTAGCTCTTCGCGAATAATTTGTTCTAAATCCATATATAATTCCTCGTTTTTAAAGCCTTTACAAGCACTTGGAGTAGGTCTACACCTTGGTTTTTTTGATCTTGATTCACCACCGAAGCGCCCACAAGGTTTACACTTGCCGTCGCGACAGGTATTACAGTCAACCCAGCCGCCTTTCTTACCGGGCGCCCCCTTGCGCTTAAACCAATCTCCCAAATTCTTCTCTGAACTGGGTTTTTTGGTCAACTTACGCTTTTTTTCATCGAGATTTTCATAAAGATCATTCATTTTTAGACATTTCCAAAGCTTTCTCCAATAAATAGATCGGAATTTCACTATTGTCAATGTCTTTTATCTCTTCAATGGTAGCCCACTTATAACTATCATGCTCAATTTTCCCAGTTTTTGGATTTTCTTTATCAACACTTACAGTACCATACCACTTTTTTGTTAGAAAATAGAATTTTTTAGGCTTTGGTTCACCAAGATACACAAGATCAGAGGTATCACATAAAAGATTGGTTTCCTCATCTAATTCTCTAACCGCACCGGACTCAATTGAGGCGTCTTCTTCATCTATATGTCCACCCGGAATCGTCCACTGACCTTCTCTTTCATCAATATCCGAGCGTCTTATAATTAAAAATTGTTGTTTATCATTCAGACAAACAACAATTCCAGCAATACTTGGACCACTCTCTGTTAAAAATTCTCTCCATGATGGATTCATCTACAAGCTCTGGGCGATTCTGGTATACCGGCACACAGTGCTGTTAATGCCAAATCAATATCTAAATTTTGAATTGGAGAGACCCAAACTATGTTTTCTTGAACTTGTAAGTTTGGTCTTCTCTCTACATCAATTGCCCACAAAATACCAATAATTTTGCCGTCGTTGTCATAAATTACTGAGCCACTACAACCAAACCATCCGTAAGTTTGTAATATTATTTGTCGTCCAGAGTCTGGATGAGTTTCGAAACCAGCTACATGTCCTCTAAAACTTAAAAGACTGTGCCACGAGGGATATCCTGAGTATGTTATTGTTTGACCCACTTCGATCAGTTCTGTACGTGGTTTCCAGCGCATCGGCTGTGCATACGTAAATTCTTCTGGCAGATAGAGTAGCGCAATATCGTTCAGTGCATCTTTATATACAAGGACTCCCCATTTTTGTTCTGTTTCGCTAGCCAATAGATAAGTCTGCCCTAAAGCCCCATCTGCCACATGCGCTGCAGTTAAGACTAAATGCATATCCTTGTATTTAATCAGCCCACCTGTCCCATGCCCATTGGGTGTGACCACCCTAACAGATGCTTCTCTAACTCTTCTTTCATTAGCCGTTAGAGAGTTACTTATTTGAGTTGTGATATTATTAGCTTCAACATTGACACCTTCTTTGTTTTGTGGTACCGTTGTTTGTGCGTTAGCTCCAAAAGATAATATAAAAATAATTCCATATAACATTTTTTTCATTCTTTATTCCTCCTCTTTGAACAAAAAGTGAGTGCTCAGCAAAGCGATATTAATTACTGCTAAACAACCTAAATCGGCTCTTCCAAGTGGCATGCTAGCAACCAATAATAGCGCATTTATTCCAATAGCTGTTTGACAAAGAATTGTAACAAAATTTTCCAATAGAGCCCTCTAGTCTAAGTAGCGCCCTGTTTATCAATTTTTGAAATAATTTGAACGCCACCAATAGGAAATGGAGTCACTACGTTTGTTTTTAATATATAAACTTGTACCTCATGAAACATTTTCATTTGTGGACCAGACTCAGAGGGTGTCCCCAAAACTATGCCATATAGAACACTTGAATTCTCACCATCATATGTAAATTCGTGATTTATTATTTTTACTAAATCGCCTTTGGACGGCGTTTCATGAATTAGTTTGTATCTATTTTTTGTTTCATCCAATCGATTGCATCCTCATACGTATCAAAACACTCAGACAAGCCTTCAATATAATTGTTAGTTGCGCTTTCTAAAGCTGCCCATTGCCACTTCCAATTTGTCTCCTTTGAATAAACAAGTCCGCCGCTAATATTTCTTTTTGTTTTTATATCTTTATTTTTAATGATTAGACCTAAGACTTTATTTTTTGATTTTTCAAACTTTTGTTCATCGGTCGATTCAATTCTTTCTTGAGTATTATTAGCATTCAAGATTTTAAAATCGGATTTTTTTATTTTTTCTCCGTATTTTTCGACTAAATTTTTGATTTCTAATTCTTTAAAATAATCATTGGCCGAATTGTCGTCACCGCTGTAAGAAAAAGTATGTATCGGGGCTTTTGCCCGTTTACCGTTTTTGAATAACTTATACACGTTCCAATTAGAACTCATGTTCACCTCCGTTTGCTGAATAATGTGTAAGCATGCCAACTACAATTGAAAGCTTCAAGCCTTCTTCTTCTAATATAGTTGATAATGGGACATTTGTCGGATCTTCCGCATGTCGATCAATATTCTTAACCCATCGGACATGCCAAAAATACATGTCGTCATAAATCATATCAATTCGTCTTTCGCGAAAAATCAGCAACGCGACAAAACCAGTGGTCTCATCGACTATCAAATCTCCTACTTCCAGTATAACACCTTCCATAGCAGAATACAAGTCTTTCATAACATTATCCTCGCTTTTTAAGTAAGAAGGTGCCGGTTTTAATCAAATTAAACAAACCCTCTTCCGTGTAAGGATGATATCGATTTGCGGTGGCTTCACCGATTGGGTTTGGACCGGTCCAATATATTTCCCATGCCCAAACAAAAATTCGGTTCTTCCCACCGTCCTCGCTGTAGTCAAATATATCGTCAAACAGACTATACCGATCTATAAGCAACCCAACCTCACCAGAAGCACTGTCGACGATTATATCGCCAATTTCAAGTTCAATATCCACATAAGTAAATAGGG